CCTGTAATATAAACATGCTTATCTAAAGACTTTAACCAACGTACAAAGTCTTGTACTTGCTCTTGCATTAGCATATAGGCTTGCATACCATTTTTAAACTTAGGCTTTGCTTCCGTCAAAAACATTCTGCTAGCCTCTGATATGCTATCAACACAAAGCCAGTCAAATTTATTCATATTTTGGCTTATAAATAGTTTTGCATTTTCTAAGTCATTTACAGACTTAACATCAATATATGGAATCTTTTTTTCAGATATAGATAAAAGCCTATCTTCAAGATTTATAATTAATGGATTGTTGGCCGTTAATATAGCGCGCGTTTTATGGTATCCAGTAGGCGCATATGCTAATATTTTTACATATTTGTTTTTCGTCTCGTTTGTAAATTCTATCATATTAAATGTCCTTCCACTTAACAGCCATAGTATAACCGCCGTTATCTAGAGCAACGCCATCCATACGGATTCCGTTTGCCCAAGCGTCATTAATTGCCGTTTTTGACAAAACTTTTCTTTGTTCAAAATACTCATCTGGCACAAGGTTTTCATCAATGACAACTGGTTTAACTGGCTTAGCTTTAATGACTATATTAACATTATCGTCATCAAGTGTTTTTTTATTGTTAGATATAAATATTGTAATTATCTGATCTTTTATGTCAGATATTATCTTATCAATATTTCTTTTTTCTTTTTCTAGCTCTCGCTTTGCTGCTGAAAGTGCGTCAACAGATTGTTGCGCTTCTTTTAAAGCTTCTATCAAATTATATAATTCTTGTGGTGCTTTCATGGCTGTGTTTCCTTTTTTTGTTTCCGACATGAACACATTACGAAATTTTATATTGCCTGTCAACACTAAAAAGGAATAAAATCTGCAATATCTTGTCCATTATTTATATTTAATCTTTTTGAATCGTAATTCATGCACATAAGTTTTACGGCTGCAATCCATTCGGCCTTAGTCATATTTTTAATGTCAGACTTTTTAAGGTTATGCTTGAAATGCTCTATGCCCATATGTGCAGCATATTCCATTGCAGTTTGTTCATCTTTTGAAAAGCTATCTATTGTATCTTGCATCATTTTAAATTCTCCTTGTTGTAACATTCTAAAAATTGTTTTAACCCATCTTCTGGCGTTTTCGCCTTAACCACGTAAACGATCTTGCTCAAGCTTCTTAATTTGCTGTGCATTTCCTTTTGATTGTCTGATAACCTGCCTTTCATTGTTTTTAATTCAACATAAAAATCAGGCTCAATTATATGTATATCTGGCCACCCAGATTCCATACCTAACATCTTTGCTTTACTGGCGGTTCTTTTACTGGTGTACATACCCTCAAGGCCAGCGCGGAACAAAACATCGTTACGTCTTAACCATTGAACAATATAGGCTTGTATATCATCTTCAAGCCAATTTGTTAATGTGCAGCTCTTATCTTTTTTAGTTAGCTTCATTTTAATGCCCTATATATAATTGGTGGTTGTCCTGCTTTGCCTGTTTTAATGTGTTCTTCTATTACAAGATCTCCACTTAACAGATCGTCTATTATCTCTTTGCGGTCTTTTGGCTTTATACTGCTAAACGGTTTTTTCTTATTCATATCTGATTTTAAAACACCTATTTCACCTGCATCTCTAATTGCAGACAAGAACGCTAGCTTGTCTTTTTCAAAAGCAGACGTATAAAGCTTGCCTTTAACTTTCTTAACAATAAAATCAAGGTTGGTTTTCATGTAATTTATACCAAATTCTGCATGTCTTCTTTCTACAATTTCAGCATCTGGATTCTCTGAAAGCGCAGCAATTAATGACAAGCGCATCGCCCATTCAGTCGCACGCATTGGCATTTCAGAAATATTTATTTTTATTAATTCATTAGCCCAGTCTATGCACTCGCGACCATAAGCTTTGAAAGCATCTTTAGCATCATCATCAAATTGCAATGTTATTGGATCATCAGGGTTTATTCTGCTTTTAATCGCATTGTGCCAAGCCTTAACCGTATCTGGCGTTTCTATCCATGGCCTATGATTGCGTTCTTCTATGGGTGATTCATCAACATATATAATAAATCTATTAAATAAGCCACTTTTAACAGCCTCATGATTAACAGAATCAAAGAAAGCATCTGGCGTCGTTAAGCAAAGTAATGATAGCGCAGGTCTTGAAACTTTCTTACTTACATCCTGTCTTTTTGATTTTGCAACAGTAGCTTGGCTATATGCTTTTAATCTTATACTGCTGCCTAACTTGGTAATAGCCTGCATTAAATAGCTTATAGCTTGGCGCATATGACTATTGCCAACGTCATTAACGGATTTCATATACATGCCGAACTCATCTATAATCGACAAAGCTTTTGGTGATTGCTCTAAGGTCGTGAATATAGCGCCCTCGCTAGTAAAGCCATCGCCACAAATAAGTTCTTCACAGTCAAGCTCTTCAAAAACGCGCTCTATGTATTTCTTGCAATGATCTTTACCAGCTCCAGAATGACCAATATTTACAAAATATAAAGATGTGTAATTCTCATAACTTGTTTGGAAGTCTCGACCTAATACAACAGACAAAGCAGCTAAAACAGTCTGCATTGCAAAGCCTTTTTGGCGCTTGCCACTTGTAAACATATAATGATCCACCAAGTCGGACATTATGCCAACGGGGTCTATAACATTATATTCTTGCGATTCTTTACGGCTGTAATATTGAATAGATGTTTCTTGTTGAAGCGCCTTATTTACGGCATCTACTCCAAGTTCTATCATCATGTCATTAAAGTCATTGTAACCATCTGGAAAGGCTAGCTTTAAATTAAGCGCATCGGCTGCATCAGTTGCCTTGTTTCTGCCTATATTTATGTCATTATTAAAATCATCATCGCCACACACAATTATATTAGCATGATTCTTTTTAACGTGCGTGCAGACGCTATATAAATTGCCAGCATCAAAAGCAATGTAAACATTGCATCCAGTCGCCATATGTATGCTTGCGCCTGTGCTATAACCCTCACATATATATACAACGTCATCACTGCCTTTAATTATGCCGTAACAGCCTTTCTTTTTACCGCCTTTTAAAAACCTTTTTTTATAGCTTGTTTTTATTTCGCCAGTTTCTTTGTTGATTGTTTCATCAATAAAAATGCGCTGTAAATTAACTATTTCTTCATTTTCAAACAATGGAATGACAAGAGCGTCACCTTGTTGCTTAACATTATAAGCATTTATCTTTTTATCCGTAATATACTTGTGAGCCTTATAGTCTGATGATTTTGACCACATGTCTTGCGCTCTAAGCTTTGCATCTTCATTCTTTTTCCGTATTTCAAGTTCTCGTATTTTCTCGGCTTCTTTAATTGCGCTTTCATAAAACAACCTTTCTTGTTCTGTGTAAAACTTTTGTTTTTTTGATGTCCACTTACTTTTAATATCTGCTTTCCAAGATCCGTAAATTCCTATGCCTATATATGAGCCTGTGCGATTCATATCCGCCATTTCATAATATATAGCCCAGCCGCTATTTTTACCCTTGGCATCCGTTGGATCATCCATCCGCATCATTTGCCCAACAGAAATTTGATTAACTGGCTTATAACCAGCTAACTTTAATTCGTTTAAAAAGCCCATTCTTGAGTCACCAGAATAATCATATTGATCTTCTGCCAAGCCCGGCAATTTGTTAAATTCGATAGTTTCATTAATGTCTTTTAGATCATACCGCATGATATTTCCCTTTATGTTTCCGACTAATTACTAACCTATTTTGCACTAAAAAAATACTAAATCAAGTACAATAATATAATTAATATATTGTTTTAATTATATGTTAATGTAATTAAGTTTTAAATATATGTAATGTTTTTAATAATACTTTTTAAAATTGAAAAGTATTCAAAAGTATTATATGAAAACTAAGCATTGAAAAAACCTAATAAAATCAATGATGGCTTATTTTACATAGCATTAAAAATAATACTTTAATATAATATATATATATATATATATTTTCTTTTATTAGACTCTTAGAGGGGGACTGTGTGTGTGCCTAGGTATCTTAGACCCCCCTAAAAAGTATTATTTATTATATGTTAAACTGTGGATAACTTTTAATTTGATGTTTTTGTTTATGGTGGTTTATTTTTTATTTTTTTCTATTGCATTTGTTTTTTAAATTTCGTATATTGGTTTTGTCGGAAACATTACAAAAGGAAACAGACAATGCAAAACAACAATGAAAATTATTACGAAGCTTTTGAAGAGTTAAATTATTCTGGTCAAACTTTGGTTGATGGTTTTAGTGTCAATGAATTAAAAAAAGATTTAGAAAATTTATATTGTGATTTATCTATTGAAAACCAAAGTTACGGATATGGCGAAAAAGAAATTTATGTTTTTTGCAATGGTAACTACGTTGAAACTTTGTTGATATCTTGGGATGCAGAAGAACCAGAAGATATGATTAAAGAACATGGCACTTGGTCAGTGTAAGTTTTTATAATTTAAAAAAAGAATTAGTTTAAAGGAGTAACTAAAATGGAATTAGAAGTAGGTAAAAGTTATAAAACTAGGTCAGGTGTTAAGGTTAAAATTGTTTATATTCACGATGATGATCCTGATATTAAAGATTGCGCTGTAGGTGTTTTTAAGGAAGGTGATCCAAAACTATTTAATGACAAGAGCCGATTATTTACTTGGCATAAAAACGGGAAATATCTTGAGGGCCAAAAAAGTTCTAGGTTAGACCTTGTTGAAGAATGGCTAGAAAAAGAAGTTGTTGAGGGTTGGGCTTTGTATGATACTACTTACAAAAGTTTGGGCGAGATAAAAACCTTAGGTGAAGCCCAAAAGAAAAAACTTTTTATAGAAGGTCTTGAAAGTGAAAGCGCTATTGAACTTGATCGTTATCGTTTTGTTAAAGTTAAACACACATTAATTGACGGCGATTTAGTTAGTATTGAGGTGTTAGATGATAAAGAAAATTAAAAAAATATTGTTTCCTTTTGTCTTTAGGTCAGAATATGATCGTGTTTGTGAACTTTTAGAGATTTACAAAAGCACCCTTGGTGTATATGAAAGTCAGTTAAATTTGTTTTTAAAGAAACAAAATGATGATGAAAAGCTATATGATTCTTACAAAGTAGTAGGTGATCTTGAAAATGGCCTTAGTCGTGATACTTACCGAGATCTTTATGCCTGGGATAAGTTTAATAGCCTTTACATTAACGGCAATCTAACATCAGTTGAGATTAAAAAAAAGAAACGGGATGTTGTAGATGACAAATAGAAACATAATCAAAGACAGTAACCTTATTCAGATTAAGAATTATATTGGTGTTTACAAAGACGGATTGCCTGTTGATATCGCTGCTGAAAAGTTTAGGATATCTGATTTATTAAGCCTAAAACGCAAGCGTCAAATTGACCTAGACGAGGATAACAAGAAATGGGTTGTTTTGTGATCTTTTAGTTGCTATGATTAGGGTTGAAAGGGTTCAAAATGGGCAGGGGCGTAAAAGTTAATATTTCCGAATATTTAGAGGTTTTAAAGCCTTTATTAATGGTTGGATGCTCATTACACGAAGCTTGCATTCATTCTGAAATTCCATATTCTACAATTTGGGATTACATAAAGAAGGATGAAGGTGTTCGGAAAAAAATAGAGGCTTGGGAAAGCAACGACATTTTAATAGCCAGAACGTCCGTAGTTAATGGGCTTACAGAGGACAGTAACCTTGCTTTGAAGTATTTAGAGCGCAAGAAAAAAGATGAATTTAGCCTAAGGACCGAAAGCAAAAATGAAACTGCTGTTGATCTTAGTCTTGATAAATCTGTTAAACAATCTGTATTAAGTCAATTAAGCGATGAAGAGCTAGAAAGCATCATTCAAGAGGCTAAAACAACCGATGGATCAGATTCCTGATATCAATTTAAAAGATATTTTAGATGAGCAACAAAGGCGTAAATATAACAAGCTTGCGTATTTTTTCCCTGAAAAAGGCGCTCACCGCCGTGAATTATACCCAAAGCATTTAGAATTTATCAAGTCTACTGCCGATTTTAGGGAGTCTTGCTTTATGGCTGCTAACCGTGTTGGTAAGTCGGAAACAGGCGCTTTTGCAGTTGCGGTGTGGCTAACAGGTTTGTATCCTGAATGGTGGCAAGGCAAGAAATTCAAGGGTGCTATTAATTGTTTGGCTGCAGGCGAAACTGGGAAGCTTGTTAGGGATTCACTTCAAAGAAAGCTTTTAGGCGATCCGTCTGATATTGGTAGCGGTTTAATACCTAAGGACCATATAATCGAGGTCAGGCCAAAAGCTGGAATTCCTGATGCAGTGGATACGGTTAGGATTAAGCACATACTAGGTGGCGAAAGCGTATTGCAATTTCAGTCCTATGACCAAGGCAGAACGGCTTTTCAGGCAACTGAAAGAGATGTTGTTTGGGAAGATGAAGAACCACCTGCAGATGTTCACAATGAAGCTTTGATACGTACCATGACGACTGGCGGTATTGTTATGCTTACTTTTACGCCTTTAAAGGGTATGTCAGAAACGGTTATGAGTATTCAGGCAAAATCTGCAAAGGGGTTGTCTAGTATAGTTCAAGCCACATGGGATGACGCGCCACATCTTGGTGAGAAAGAAAAAACAGAGCTTTGGGAAGCTTTACCACCTTATCAGCGCGATGCAAGGTCTAAGGGTATTCCACAGCTAGGATCGGGCGCAATATATCAAGTTTCAGAAAGTGACATAGTTTGCGAGCCGTTCAAGTTACCTGAACACTTTAAGGTTGCTTATGGCTTTGATGTTGGTTGGAATAATACGGCCGTTGTTTGGATAGCCCATGATCTAGACAGTGACATAGTTTATTTGACCCATGAATACAAGAAAGGGCAGGCAGAACCTAGCGTTCATGCTGCATCTATAAAAGCTAGGGGGGATTGTATAGGCGTTATAGATCCTGCATCTAGGGGGCGCGCTCAAGCTGATGGCAAACAGCTTATTGAGCTTTACAAACAACAGGGGTTGAGATTACAGCTTGCAGACAATACAGTTGAAGCAGGTATATTTGACGTTTACGAGCGATTAAGTACGGGGCGTTTAAAGATATTTAGCACGTGCCAAAAAACCTTAGAAGAGTACAGAATTTATCGTAGAGATGAAAAAGGCAGGATAGTTAAGCAGAACGATCACTTGATGGACGCATTGCGCTACGCCATTAGGTCTGGCCTAAAATATGCGGACTATTCTAAGAAAAGAAAACCTGTATCAATGCGTATTGAAAATAGTGGCGGCTCTCATATGGGGTATTGACCTGTAAGCCTAATTAATACATAATTAACTAATTGATATGCATCTTTGCCCATTTCGGGACGTTCAGCAATCGACAAAAGCACATTAAGGGGTTTTATGCTTTGAACGATCATGACAAGCTGCTGCACGCGCAAAAAGTTTACAAAAGAGATAAAGAAGCGTTAAATGATATTTATCGCAAGGCTAGTGAAGACCTAGATTTTCTTTCTGATGAGCCATATGCTCAATGGGATAAAGGGGATTACGAAGCGCGAGTTTCAACAGGTAGGCCAGCTTTAACGATAGATCAACTTAGCCAGTTTATACATCAGGTTGCTAATGATATACGCATGAATACACCTAGCATTAATATCATCCCAAGCGATCAGGATGCTAGCCAAGAATCCGCCGAAGTTATGCGCGGTTTAATCAAAGAAATAGAATATAGAAGCAATGCTGATGATGTATATGATACAGCAAGCCTAAATGCAATTCGCTGTTCAATGGGATTTATACGCGTTGATCATGAGTACGCAAGAAACAAAAAAGTTCAGCAGGCTGTTATAAAGCGCGTTGTTAATCCTTTATCGGTTTTTTTAGACAGTAATAGCATTGAGTGCGATGGTCGAGATGCTATGCACGCAACAGTGATCGAGAAAATAACCGTTGAGCGTTTTAAAGAGCTTTATCCAAAAAATAACCCTGTATCTTTTGAAGATGCCGATTCTGATTTTACAAAACTTGATGATGAAGATTATATCAGCATTGCAGAATGCTTTAAGAAAGAAATTCAAAAAGAAATTGTTATTGACGAGTATGGCGAAGAGCAAGAAGAAGAAACCATTGTTATTTATCGCTATAAAATGAGTGGCGATGCAATCTTAGAAGAAACTGTATTCCCTGGAGATTATATCCCTATCGTTCCTGTTTACGGTGAGGAAACTTGGATCAAGGGTGAGCGCCATATATTTAGTTTGATTAGAAAATCCAAAGATGCGCAACGTATGTTTAATGTTTGGAAGTCACTAGAAACTGAATTGCTACGCAAAGCGCCTAACGCGCCTATCATGGCAGCAGAAGGCACAGTAGAAGATTATAAAGCTGATTGGCAAGACCCGCAAAAGTCTATGGTTCTTAGGTACAAGCAGACCGACACTGATGGAAATCCCGCACCACCGCCACAAAGACTCGAGCCGCCTACGATTCCGACTGGCGTGGTTAATGCATCAAGGGGCGCTGTTGAGGATATTAAAGCCACAATGGGAATCTATAATGCTGCCCTTGGTATGCGTTCTAATGAAAGCTCTGGCATTGCTATTAGGCAAAGACAGCAAGAATCAGATGTAGCAACTTATCACTTCAGCGATAACTTAGTACGTTCTATAACACAAGTGGGCCGCATATTGGTTGGTATGATTCCAGTTATATACGACACCCCACGCATTTTAAAGATTATTGGTTCAGATGATGAAGCTAAGACTATTGGCGTTAATGGCGAGCAGTCAGGTGATCAGCCTGAAACAATTGATTTATTAAGTGGCGACTATGACGTTCGCGTTACAACTGGCGCAAGTACATCCACATTAAGGCAAGAGGGTGCAGAATTTCTTAGCAATGTAATAAGTCAAAGCCCTGATATGCTTAACATTGCTGGTGATTTATTGTTTGGTAATATGGACTTTAAGGGTGCTGATGCTTTAGCGGAGCGTATGAAGAAAGTTATTGACCCTAAGTTCCTGCAAGACGATGAGGGGCAAGACCCTATGGTTATGGCTTTGCAGGCTCAGCTGCAAGAAGCACAATCAGTCATTCAGCAAATGCAAGTGCAATTGCAAGAAAAACAAACAGAAACGCAAATAAAAATACAGGCTGAACAAAACGACGCTGAAGAAGCGCGCGCAAAGGTTCAGGTTCAAGTCGCTGAATTAGAACTAGAAAAGTCAAAGGTTCAATCAGAGGTTGAATTGCGCAGGTTAGAGTTAGAGTTAAAAGCTAAAGAATTATCCCTAAAGGAAATGGAATTGCAGGCGAAAGTCGTGCAGGAAAGTCAGGCAATAACGCCTGAACTATTATACTAAGGAAGCAAGAAAAATGGAAAACACAGAACAAGAAATCGTAGATAGCGTTATTAACAACGAAGAGACAACTTTAGATGTTGTTGATGAGATTGAAGATGATGCGGTGCTGGTTGAAGAAGATAAAGAGCTAGACACAGCGGAAGATTCACAAGACCAGACAAATAAAGATGAAGATGATGGTGATTACGAGCCTTTCCCAAAGAAAGCCAAAAACGCCATATCTCGCAGAGACAAACAAATTGCAAAATTACGCTATGAATTAGCGGAAATTAAAGCAAAATCAGATCAAGCTCAAGACACTGCGCAAAAAGTAGACGATACGCCCAACGAGGACGATTTCGACACTTATGGCGAGTATCTTGAAGCTAAGACCCTGCATAAATTGCGGCAGGAAATGGCGTTACAAAATGACAGCCAGAAAGAACAGCAATTATCAGCAGAGCAACAACATTACGTTCAAGTAAAATCGCAAGAGATAGCAACGAAGGCGCAGGAATATTCTAAAACTGTATCAGACTTTCAAGAAGTCATGGATCAGAATGCAGAAATTCTTGATTTTTTACCGCCTCATGTTGAACAAGCGTTTTATGAGGCAGATGATGCGGCTTTAGCATTTTATAATCTGGCTAAAAGCGGAAGATTAGACGAGTTATTGCAAGCTAACACATACAAGGCTGCAATGATGATCGGTCAAGCGCAAGGAAATCCTGCGGTAATCGCAAAGCCTAAAGCAACACAAGCCCCAAGACCAATACGCGGTGTATCTGGTACAGGGCAAACTAGCCCTACATTAGATCAGTTGTCAAATGACCCTGATAAACTAATGAAGTGGCTAAATAGTTAATATTTTTAGGAGTAAGTAAAAATGGTTAATAAACCAAACACACTAAAGGACGCACCAGGCGTAGTTGCGGCACTAGCTGCAAAGATGCTCGCGGACAAGACGCAGTTTTGCAAATCAATTGACAAAGCTGATAAATCTGATTTTGATGGCAAAAACGGCTACAATGCTGGCGATACCATCACAGTCAGCAAGAATGCTAGATTTATTTCTGGTGAAACAGCAGACATAACAAGTGCTATTCAGGATGTAAAAGAAGAGAAAGTTCCTATTACTTTATCTGAACGTCGCGTTACTGGTATTGCTCTAACCTCAAGCGAAATTGCAACAGATTTAGCTTTGAAGTCTTGGGCTAAACGCATTCTTGAGCCTGCAGTTTCTGAAATGGCGCAAAAAATTGAAGCGTCTTTCTTGGAAAAAGCTGTTGATTCAACTTACAATGCAGTAGGAACACCAGGTTCAACAACTTATGACACTGCTTTAGTTCTTTCTGCTAACCAAAAGATCAATGAATTTGCATGTCCTGATTACGACAACCGCAATATTTTACTTGATCCAGCGGCGGCATCATCTGCTGTTAATGCTCGCAAGGGTTTGTTTCAGTCAAGTGAAGAAATCTCTAAGCAGTACAAAAAAGGCATGATGGGTATTGCTGATGGCTTTACTTTCTTGCAGAACAACTTGTTACCAGTTCACACAAACGGTAATGACGTTACTTTTGAAGTTCGTACTACAGTCACAGCAGAGGGTGCTACTACACTTGTTGTCGAGGGCTTAACGACAACAACAGGCACAGTTACAAAAGGTACTGTATTCACAATAGCTGGCGTTAATGCAGTACACCCTATTACTAAACAAGACCTAGGGTTCTTGCAACAGTTTTCAGTGCAAGAAGATGCAACAGCTGATGGTTCTGGTTATGCCAGCCTAACAGTAGAGCCTGCAATGTACACAAGCGCTTCTAAGGGCTTGCAGAACATTACAGCGTTTCCTGCTGATGGTGCGACTATTACACCAATTGGTGCAGCGTCAACAGGTTACAAGCAAAACTTGGCTTTTCACAAGTCAGCGTTCCGCATGGTATCTGTTCCGCTAGTTACACCAGGCGGCGTCGATATGGCTGCACAGCGTACAGTGGACGGCATGACAATTCGTGTTATCCGTGACTATGACATTCTAACCGATAAGCTTATTATGCGCCTTGATTTCTTGGGCGGTATGGCTGCGATTAGACGTGAATGGGCTACACGTATCTATAGTTAAAATAAAAGGGGGTGGCTTTAGGGCTGCCCCTACTTTTAGGAGTGAACTAATGATAAAATTGATTAAAGAAGATAAAACAAAGATACTAGATACAGACAGTCAATTAATAGATGTTTTAAAAGCAGATGGATGGTCTGAAGAAACAAAGAAAGTTGAGCCAAAAAAACCTAAAAAAGAAAAGGTTATAAAGAATGCCAACAACCGCAAATGATCTAATAAATTCTGCCATGCGAAAAGCTGGCATCATAACAGCAGATGAATCACCAACAGCTAGCGAGGCTAATGATGCCCTAGATGTTCTTAATGATTTATTTGACTCTCTATCAAACGACAGTTTAAATGTTTATTCTAGAGTGACTGAAAGTTTTACTTTATCGGGTGGCGTTGCAGCCTACACAATAGGAACGGGCGCAGATTTTGATACTGCAAGACCTATTAAGATAGTCAGCGCTTATGTTAGATTAGGAAGCGTAGATTATGATGTTTCTTTAGTTACGGACGAAGCTTATTCTAATTTGTCAGTAAAGAGCATATCGGGCGTTCCAGATGCGATTAACTATGACAACGCATTTCCACAAGGTACTATAAAGTTTTACCCCGTACCGTCATCATCTTACACTTTCTTTTTAGTTTCTGAAAAGCCATTAAGTAATGTTACTTTGTTTGAAAACCTATCTTTGCCGCCTGGTTGGCTTAGATATCTTAAAAATGCTTTAGCTGTAGAATTAGCGGCAGAATATGGCGTTCAAACACCTCAAGAAACTGCAATTATTGCAGAAAGAGCTTTAGGGGCAATAAGGCGTGGCGTTGCTAGATCGAAGACAATGGATGTGATGAATGTTAGCAAAGACGGTGATATTTATACAGGGTGGACAAAGTGAAGATAGGTTTAGTTGGTGGAAGTTATGAGCAAATATCGTTACCCTTTGACGCACAAAGGTCTGTCAACTTGTTTCCTGTAATAGACGAACAGGGCAAAGAAATAGCATCAATGTATGGCACGCCTGGACTAAAAGAGTTTACTACAATTGGCACAGGTCCAATAAGGGGCGGTTTTAAGTCTTCTAATGGTAGGGTTTTCTTTATAAGCGGTTCTGAAATTTACGAATTAGACAGTGCTGGCATTAGCACTCTAAGGGGATCACTGCTAACATCTAGCGGCAATCTAACATTGGCAGAAAGTAATTCTTATTTTGCAATTTGCGATGGCGATAAGCTTTACTATTTGCAGTACTCAACAAACGACTTTGGAATTACAGCAAGCTCTATACCATCAAGCGTTGGTACGGTGACTAATATAGACGGTTACTTTATTATCAATGAAAACAATAGTGGCAGGTTTTATATATCGCAAATTAACAATCCAACTGTTTTTGACGCTTTAGATTTTGCAACGGCAGAATCTAGCCCCGACTTGCTTTTATCAGTTATAAATGCCGTTGGTCAGCTTTGGTTGCTTGGATCACAAAGCGGCGAGATATGGACCAATACAGGTAGTTCAAGTTTTCCATTTTCTAGGATATCGGGCGCAGTTATGGAAGTGGGTATTCAATCCCCTTACAGCGCTTTAGAAATTGACAACACTATTATGTGGGTTGGCCAAGATAGCTTTGGCGGCAGTATAGTTTATAGAGCAAACGGTTTCACGCCGTTAAGGATATCCACAACGCCTATAGAAATAAGGTTAAAAAAAGCAACGCAACCTGAAAATATATATTCTTGGGCATATCAAGAAGACGGCCATTTGTTTTATATATTATCTGGCGGTGGCTTAGAAACAAGCTTGGTTTATGACTTGACGACTCAAACTTGGCACGAAAGAGCTTTTTTAAACGATGATGGCGACTACGAACAGCATTTAGGTTCTTGTCATGTTTTTGCATTTAGCAAGAATCTAGTCGGGGATAGAAGAAATGGCAAGATATACGAAATGTCATTAGATATTTATAGTGATGACGGCCAAGAAATATCAAGGGAAAGAACGTACACACACTTAATTGACGAAGCGCGCAGAATACGTTATAATTCATTAGAGATCGGCTTTGAAACTGGTGTAGGTTTACAATCTGGACAAGGTTCTAATCCTCTGGTCTCCTTGCAGCTAAGTAAAGATGGCGCTCGCACTTGGTCTAGTCCAAAAATTGCCACTATCGGCAAAGTAGGTCAGTACCGAACTAAGGTTAAATTCCGTAGGTTAGGTATTGCAGAACAAATGACATTTAGACTTACAATCACAGAAAAAGTTAAGATTGCAATAACAGGGAGTTACTTGTTTTGACCCTGCAAAAACCACCTATATATGAATTTCTTGTTGAATCTGATGGCAAAGCCAAACTTCCATGGGTTTTGTTCTTTAACAGTATAGCATCAGGTGATTCTGGTAATAGCTGGAATCCTAACTTTGAAAATCTAACAACAGTTGGAGTGCCTACAATAACTGGCAAGTATTATGCGCTTTCTAGTTTTTTGACGTTTTTCTCTTTAACTATAATCCCAGAGACTTCGACAAGCTCGACAGCTGGCACAACTTATATTGATAATTTCCCCCTTGACTTTAACAATGATGGTGTTTGTTTTGCGGTTACTGGTAATTTAGGCAGTGTAGCAGGTCAAGTCAATTCTTCTAATAACAGAATATATGTTCCATCATGGACAGCAGTTAGCGTCCCATTGACTATAGTAGGTATAGCGGAGGCAAGAACATGATAGAATACTGTTTCTTACCTTATCATTATGCTGAAAGTGAAATTAAAAAATTCGTTAATGACAATCATGCGGAAAACTTAATTGACAAACAAGAATTTAGCGCAGATTGGGATTATTTTAAGCAGTTAAGTAATGCAGGCGCTTTAGCAGTCGTTATTGCAAGCCATAACAATAAAATAATCGGCCTTTCTGGGTATAGCATAACATCATCCCCAAATAACAAAGAAAAACTAATAGCCGACAATGTGATTATATCTGTTTTAAAAAGCTACAGATCAAAGGTTTCTAAGTCTTTATTAAACAAAAGTAAAGATTATTTAAAAAAACTTAACGTAAAAGAGATTAACTTTTTAATTGAGAATGAAAAAATAGGCAGATTTTTAAAAACAAATGGTTTTGTTGATAAGCGCAAAGAGTGGGTATGTGAAATATGAGTAAGGTTAAAAGATTAGCAGCAGTGGCAGCACCTATAGTTGGAGCTGCTTTAGGTGGACCACTAGGCGCTGCAATTGGTGGCGCTATCGGTGGCGCAGCAAATGGTGGGGGATTAAAAGGAGCGTTAATAGGCGGTGCGACAGGTGGTCTAGCTGGTCCATTAGCAGGCGCTGCAGGCTTGGGTGTTGGAGCAACAACCGCTTTAAGTGGTGCTATCGGTGGAGCAGGACAGGGGTTAGCCGCAGGCGGTGGTCTTAAGAGTGCATTAACTGGCGCTGCTCTCGGCGGTGCTGGTGGTTTCATATCATCAGGTGCAAAAGTGCCAGGCTTTGGAAATTCAGCAGGTGCAAGTTTAGATCAGGTGAGTGGCATAGCAGGTTTACAAGGCCCGACACAAGGAAGCGGCATTTTAGGTAATTTAACAAGTTCAGGAAATTTAAGCGTAGCGACAGGTGGCGGCGCTAGTTCATTAACAGGTGGTCAAGGAGGATCTAGTTTGTTTAAATTAGGAAGTTCAATATTTAGTGGTTTATCAGAAGCTGATGCGAATAGAGATATTCAAAAGCAGTTATTAGCAGCGCAATCACAAGCACAAGAGCAATTGCAGCCTTATCAGCAAGCGGGGTTAGGTGCTACTAATCAGCTATCGCAATCTTTAACACAAGGCTTTAATCCAGAAGACTTGCAAAATGACCCTGGCTATCAATTCAGATTGGGCCAAGGACAGCAAGCTATAGATAGAAGTTTAGCGGCACAAGGATTAGGACAGTCTGGAGCAGCTATTAAGGCATCACAAGATTATGCGCAAGGCTTGGCAGATCAGACGTACGGTGATGCTTATAATCGATATTTACAGCAAAACCAACAATTGCAAAATCTAAGCGGTCAAGGATTGGGAGCCGCAAGCGGATTATCAGGATTAATGCAAGGAACAGGCGAGATACAGGCGTTAACCAGAGCAGCACAGCAAGAAAACCTGAACAGAACACTTTCACAGCTTTTAACAGGTAGGGGTGCTTTATGATAGATACAGCTAAACAAGCTTTATTAGGCAGGCGCACAACAACGGATTTTGACAGAGAAGCGCAAGAATTTGACGCACGCAAAAAACAACGTGAATTGCAACAGCAGATATTAACGCGAAAACTCAATCAAGCTGATGATCTTGATCTTGCGAAAGTCGCAGAAAAGTCGATTTTTGACATGTACCAAGGCAAGCCACTTGATGACAGGGGTAGAGCTGCAATTCAAACGCTAGCTAGAATGCAAAGCAATAAAACTGTATATAAGCCAGACGAGTTTGGCAATGTTAGGGCCGTAACACAGCCTAATCCCTACGAGTCATTTTTAAGCGGTGTAGATGATGGCCGACTAAAGCCAGGTAATATATCTAAAAGTCAATTACCTACTTACAATCAGATTCAGCCACAGATGGACATGCCACAAAACGCAATCCCACAAATGCCAGCAATTGACCCAACAGACCCCATGATGATGCAGCACGCACAATCTGTAATGGAAGCACAACAAGGCGTTCCTGGGCCTAATCAGCGGCCCGATTTAGCGATGCAAATTGACCCTAGGGCGATGACTGCTCCAAAGGTTCAGATGGATGTAGCTAAGGACATAATGTCTTTGCCAGTTGAACAGCAGAGATTGCAAATTCAAAATCAGGCAGAACTCGAACAACAAAAAGCGCTTGCACAGCAAGAATCAGAATTAGCTAGGCCCGCCGAGCAAAAAAGATTAGAGAATATACTAAGGGGTTCTTTTGTTGACGCAAGAAACATAAATTCAGTTATTGATAAAAGCATTGAAGAGTCAGGCGTTTTAACTGCTGGAATGGGCGGTGCAGTTATGAGAAACTGGCCAGGCTCTGGTGCGGTTGATTTAGCAGAAAATTTAAAAACAATTGAAGCTGATGCGGCGTTTACTCGATTGCAAGAAATGCGCGATAATTCAAAAACAGGCGGCGCACTAGGTCAGGTTTCAGAACGCGAATTAGGATTGCTATCAGCAGCTAGAGCGGCTTTAAGTGTAGAACAATCGCCTGCACAGTTAAGAGAAAACCTTTTAAGGTATAAGTCTGTTAGGCAGACAGCCTTAGATAATGTGAAACGCGCCTTTATAGAGGATTATGGTTATACTCCAGATGGATTAGAGTCTAATTTTGAAAAAGGCGGAATCGAAACACTTATAGAGCAGTACACTAGATGATGGAAATAGAAAAAGCAGAACAAGCGCTTATTAACGCTCATAGAGCAGGTGACACGGTATCCGCAAAGAAGATTGCTAGTTTTATAAAAGAGCAACGTCCTAAAGCACCGCTTGGTCGTACGATTTTCGATCAAACCTTGCAAGGTATGACGGCAAACTTTGGCGAAAATATAACAGATCCATTAGGCGCGGTTATGGCAACGGCATTAACAGAGCCTAAAGCTTTATTTACAGGCGAAGTTAAAGACCCTGCTATGGTTGAACAGCTAGCAACAGCCGAAGAGCAGACACAAGAACGCTTAAAACAACAAAGAGAAACTAGACCAGGCGCATCATTAACCGCAAATATAGCAGGCTCTCTTATACCTGCTGCCGCTGTTTCAGGTACAAAAGCTGGTAAAATGGCGGCCGATATTTACAAAAAAAGCGGAACAGTTTCAAAAGTAGCGCAAGGTGCTGCAGTTGGTTCTGGGTTAGGTGCTTTATATAGCGCAGGTGAGGGCGGTGATATTGGTAAAGATGCTGCGATAAGCGCCGTAACAGGTGGCGCTATACCTATGGTTGGCGCAGGATTTAGAGCTATAGCGCCAAAAGCAGATGAATCATTAAAAGCACTAGCACAAAAGGCAAGGCAATATGACATCCCTTTGTCTGTTGATCAAATATCATCAAATAGAGCAATAAAAACAGCACAAAAGATAAGCCAAGACTTACCTTTCTCTGGTCAAGAAGATTTCCTTGATAAGCAAATGCAAAGTTGGAATAAAGCCTTGTTTAAAACGGTTGGCGAAGAATCTGATAAGTTTACCCCATTAGCAATGGATAAAGCCTTTACAAATGTTGGTAGGGAATTTGATAAATTTGGCAAGGGCAAGGTTTTTGATGGTAATGACTTAATGTCATCTATTAAAGAAGTTTTAGACGAAGATTTGTACGCGACAGAACAAGCTAGAGAAATATTTAGGCGCAATGTGAATAATATCGGACAAAATATTGATAATGGGCAAATAAAGGGTGAGACTTTAAATAAACTAAGATCAAGCGTTAATGCTTCCGCAAGAAGGGCCAATGATAGCGATGCTAAGGAGCTTTTAAGAGATTTAGAAGATGCAATCATAGAAACGCTATCGCAAGGCGATGATGAAGCCATAATGCAAGCTAAACAGCAATATAAAAACCTATTAGTTATAGAGCCATTAGCAGCGAAGAGTCAGGGTGGCAATATATCCCCATCTCAACTTGCAAGCAGGGTAAACAGAATATATGGAAGGTCTTACGTTAGGGGCAAAGCGGGCGAAATAGGTGATTTAGCTAGAATAGGCAGTGAATTGCTTCCACAATTAGGCGGTTCAGATACGCAAGCTAGGCAAATGATGGAAAGAATAGCTGGAAACTTAACAGGTGGACTTGCGACTGTTGGATCTGCTACTGCGGTTGGCGTTCCAGGAACAGCTGCATTGTTAGCAGGAAACAGGGCAGGACAAAGTTTTTTAAATAGAAATCAAGCTATAATAAAATTAATGACAGAGCCGCAGCGTAAAGCATTGTTTAAAATGCCTATTGATAAAGCGCAAAAATATCTTGATGGATTAAGGCAAGGAATAACCCTAACACCGCAACAAATGCAAGAGGAACAAGAATAATGGCAGTACTATATACACCGCACTTCGTGCAGTTCTTTGACGACAATGGCGCACCATTAAGCGGTGGCAAGCTATACACTTACGCCGCAGGCACAACAACACCAAAAGCCACATATACCACAGAGGCAGGCAATATAGAGCAAACTAACCCAGTTGTATTAGATAGCGCAGGACGCGCCGTTATATTTATAGATGGTTCTTACAGGTTTGATTTATATGATCAAAACGATGTGGCCATAAGGTCCACTGATGATGTGACTAGCTTTACAGCGATTGGAAGTTCTGAAGATGCATTTTTTGAATCATTTTCTGGCGACAACTCGCAGGTGTCTTTTACACTTTCAAGTGACCTTGGAACGGATGAAAAAACTATATTTGTTTATGTGGATAATGGATTAGGGCAATACACAACAAACGGCGATTTTGCGTCTGATACTGGATGGACAAAAGGCTCGGGTTGGACAATTGCAGCAGGGGTTGCAGATGCGACAACAACAAGCGCGGCGCTATCACAAGATGCTGCTATCACATTGCAACAAGGTCAATCTTATAACTTAACCTACACTATAACTAGATCTGCAGGAACTCTTACAATTTCCCTTGGTGGCGCAGATGGCGAAACAAGAAATTCTAGCGGCACTTATTCAGAAACAATCATTGCAGGTTCTACGCAAGAACTAGCATTTACGGGTTCTGGATTCACAGGCACTTTAGACAATGTTAGCGTAACAAGGGTTCAAAGTTCTGGGCGTGGTATATTAAACCCAAACCAATATACTCTTAACGGTACAAACTTAACATTAACCGAAGCCCCTGGGGCGGGTTCAGGAAACGTACTTGTTTTCGCACCATTAAAACTTGCTAATGCGGCAGCGGCTAGTGCGGCTAGCGCGGCAGCGGATGCAGCGAGCGCAGCAGAAAGCGCGGCAAAGCTAACAGGAGCATCCACAACATCAATTGAAATAGCAACAGGATCAAAGTTATTTACAACGCAAGAAAACAAGTTCTTTGACGCAGGTGCTTGGGTTTTAATAACATCAGACGCCGACCCTGAAAACTATATGACAGGCCAAGTCCTTACTTACTCTGGAACATCATTAACCGTTAATATAACAAAAACAGGCGGTTCAGGTACTTTTGCAGACTGGACAATAAAAATCAGTGGCGCGCAAGGTGAGCAAGGCGCAACTGGCAGCATATCGGCAGTAACTGATTTGACTGCAGCAAGTAGCGCAGGTATTAATTTAAAAAACCTTGGTGGACAAACCGTTTTAAATTTAGGTGCAGGCGGTGGTTTAAACGGCACGTTTAGCGGCAATCTATCAATGCAAAATCTTTATAAGGTTATCAATCACATAGACCCAACATCTGCGCAAGATGTGGCAACAAAAAACTATGTTGATACCAACAAGGGCTTTACATTACTTGGTGAGGTTGCAACAACAAGCGGAACAGCTATTGACTTAACTGGGTTACCTAGCACAGCTACTGTTGTCATACTTAACCTTGAGGGCGTTCAAGCCGTTGGTAGCACAGTCACTTTACAGCTTATTGATAGCGGTGGGGCAGAAACATCGGGTTACATCTCAACTGGAGCAGGTGTAACCAATGCTAGCGTTATATCAGTTACATCCTATACAAACGGCTTTGCTATTAGGCGTGGCGCAACGGATTCCTTTCACGGTTCA